GTGCAACGTAAACCGGGTGAATTTTTTGTCATGGAGTGGGGCAAGGTTCTACTTGCATCATGTCACGGTGACAAAGCGAAGGCCGAGAGGCTGGTCATGTATTTGGCTGACAAGTGGCCAGAAATGTGGGGTCGCACAAAATACAGATATTTATTCAGCGGGCATCTGCATCATCATAAAAGCCAAGATATAGGTGGAGTGCATTGGGAGCAGCTTCGCGCTATTACCGCGCCTGATGCTTATGCTGCATCACATGCCTATTCTGGTAAGGCTGAAATGCAAGCCATTACTTATGACAAAGAGCGCGGTGAAATTAGTCGGGTTCGAGTGGCATTGTGATTGAGCATATTGATCTTGCCGTCATCCAGGATGGCAAGCTGGTCATTTATCGTGACGGCCAGCGGGTGGCGGAATTTGAACCGCGCGTCTTCCCGCAAATCATCCTTGATTTGGCGACTGAATTGAAGCGCACGAGCCGGTGAATGTGGCGCATTCGGTAGCGCGTCCATCTCCGCTGTCGGCCTGTCCCTCGCAAGATGAAAGCTGTGGCCCGTGCGCATCGCCACATTAATGCGGCGAATTTAGTTGGTCAATCGTCGCGACTTTTGGGCCTTAACGACGATGACAACACTCTCGTTTCGTGGCACTGGGCCATGCTGTCAGGATACACCTTGTGTATCGGCTCGTAGATCGCCGGCATGGCATCGCCGCACTCTTTCATGCTGGGGAACATAATGACGCTTTCAACGTCCTCGCCCAGCACGGGGTAGGTCAGGATAAGGAAGGTCCAGAACTTACTCATCACTTCTCTCCTTTCAGTTCGTTTAAACATTTCGATGCAAGCATCTCGTAAAACGCTACGTCTTCAGAAAAGACGGCAATGTCTCTGATATCCTCAAGCGCCTCCACCGCCTTCGCCAGCTTGGCCTCCAGTTCCCCTACGTGGTCATCTGCCGACAGCACGAGGGACGCCAACCGTGATCCGCCATCCTTATGGCGTTCGAGGGCCGCATCCACGATCTCTTGCCAGTCACTCATCGCAGCGGATCATCCCACCAACCCCGCCAGCTTCGCGCCCTCATAGAGCGTCTTGGCATCTTCAAACGCCCGGCGGGTGCAGCCGTGGTCAATGATGCAGTCGATGTCGGCTGCAATCTCTTTCAGAGCCGCCACAGGCGCACCATCCTCGTTGCTGGCGAGACGAATGACGCGGTAGATGGCGTCGTTCAGTTCGTGCAGTGCTTCGTGATATTCGGTCATTGGGTTTTCTCCTCTTCCCAAGGTGCCTTTGGCAGCGTGATCTTTACATCTTCGCGATTGGCAAGCGATCTGGCCTGGCCCGCGATTATCTTCTCCGAGAATGTCATTTCATTCGTGCGGCTGCGGTTCACAAAATGCGGCTGGTTCATTTGTCTTCGTCCTTGTGCCAGCGTGGAACATTCGGCAGCACGCCCAGAACCTTGACGAATGCTGCGTCGATGATGTCTTCAAGTTGGGCGGCGGTCATTGTAACTCTCCAATATTGCGTATCCGATCATTTCGGGGATTTGCGGGACAACGGCATTTCCGAGGGCTTTAAGTCTGTCCACCCTTCGGGGAACCCCATGAGCCACTCGACCCACGTTGGGTTCAGGGAGCCATGCTGCCCTTGGCAAGTCAACGCATCGTTCAGGCTGTTCGTTGCCCCCCGTCCGCTGGCCTCTAAGGCTTCTGGTTTCCGCCCGCCCTTGTAGTCCCTGGTGGTCGGCGTCGGCCATAAAGTCTTCGCAACTCGCTCCTCTAGGTTGCCCATTGTCCTTTGCGCTGTTTTTCTCGTTATGTTTGCTGTCATTGCACTGCAACTGCGAGGCGTCGGCCACAGCCCCGCATTCTGCGCAGTTACCACTTCTGGTAAATTCGGGCTGAAACCCCTCTCTACAGATTTTTGCGCTGCGGATGGATTTACTGCCCCCTTCCCGTCCGCAGCCCTTGCAGTGGGCCACAACCCAAACTCTGTCTCGTCTGTGCGGGGCGTCAACGGCGCAAGCTGGAATAACAAACGCTCGGCAGGCGTAACCTTGTCCCTCCAAGTCAGAAAGCACGTCATCGAGGCCCATGCTGATGTGCCCAGCAACATTCTCTCCAATGACCCAAGTGGGCCTGAGTTCAGCCACGAGCCGATTAAATTCTGGCCAGAGGTGGCGGTCATCTTCCTTGCCTCGTCGCTGCCCGGCTGTGGAGAAAGGCTGGCATGGATATCCGCCGCAAATAACGTCAACTGATCCGTCAATGTCTGATCCTTTCAGTTCTCGCACGTCAGGAAAGCATGGCACGTTAGGCCAGTGCTTCGCCAGAACCGCGCGTGGAAATGGTTCGTATTCGCAGAAAGCAACGGTCTCAAACCCGCCTGTCCGCTCAAGGCCAAGGCTAAAGCCGCCAATGCCGCTGAATAGGTCAAGAACCCGCAGTTTCACTGCACCGCCCACGCTATCAGCCCCAGCCCGTAGATGGTGCCGACGAGTGCCACCAGCGTCAGCGTGTCGATGATTATATCCTTGATCCTCATTCGCCCCAGTCCTTCTTTGCGCCGTTTTCTTCGCTGTCTGAATAGCCAATCCAGTATTCCACCTTCTCGGCTTCGGTCAGGTTTTCTTCCCTGTTCCGGCCAATGTCATCCAGCCACTTGTGCGGCTGCGGCGGTCGGGAATAGTAGCTGTCGGCGGTGCCTCGATCATACGGGCTGCCGTGTCCTTTGTTCATGCTACACCTGCCTTGATCTTGATGATCATCAGGCTTCGTTTGGCGCAATCAACAGCGCGGCGAAATGCTTCGTCAATGTCGTCGGTCACACGGTCGGCAAGAAAACCTTCCTGAAATCGACCAACCGCAGCAGCAAATTCTTTGCCATGCTGAAGGTCAATCTGTGAGATGTAAAAGTCTTCGGCTTGTTCGTATGTCATCTGTCTCTCTCCTTTGTCTCGGGCTTCCCTGCCCTTGAGATGACATTACGAAAAGCCCACACAAGTGTCAACACAATTCGACAAAAAAAAGACCCGGCACGAAACCAGGTCTAGGTGCTGTCAAGCGACAGGGAGAGAACAGTAGCATGAAATGCTGGGGCCAAGCCTATCATCGGCAGCCCATCACGACAAGGGCCGGTCAATTCCAAACAGACACTTCACCGCCTCGGCTACGCGATCAATATATCCGTGATCTGGTCCGTATTTCTCGCGCCATGTTCTCGGGCCATTGTGGATGGCATCAGGACCGTTTTGATGATGCGCCTTGCAAAGAGGTATCGTGTCGTAGTCGCTTCGTTTGGCGCTGCTGTGCCGGTCATGGATGCAATGATGCGCATCTGATGGCGGCGGAGCGGCGCATATAACGCAAGGAAGCTGCTTCACCGCCCGCATATAGCCCAGAGCAGCTTGACCGGCCTCACTGGCCCTGTATGCGCGTTTCTTGTCAGACACAGGCTTGAGGCGGGTTTTGCGTTTTAAAGGTGATCGTTTCATGCGGTTTCATATGGGTTTGGCTCAGACCACGCCACGCCATGCCGATCTCCATATTCCTGGACGATGGTTATCAGGTCGGCAAACTCACGCTTTGATAGCCGCGATGATGAAAAGCCGACAGGAAACGGCTGGCCGTCTAAGCCCATTTCGAAGCGCGACTGATAGCCTAAGGCTTGCATGAATAGGCACTTCCAGACCTCGGGTGTATGGCATCGACCTTCTGGCTTGGCTCGGCTTATATCTGACAAGCTGGCCCAGAGGCGCGCGTTCTGGTCAAGATTACGCGCCTCCTCCTTAATGGTCACAACGGCGTTTGCCGGGGCCTTGTCGATATATTCGTGCGCAAGCTGGCGCTGGGCCTGACTGCGCAGAATGACGGTGTGGGGCATCACGCAAGCCCCAAAGCCTGGCGATACATTTCCAGAACCGCCTCTTCCTCGGCCAGATCATCTGGCGACTTTTTGCGGTCAGCAATGATGCGGCGCAGGGTTTTGGTGCAGTATCCGCGCGCCCTGGCTTCGGCCATTACCTCCTTCTGCTGATCTGCTATGTCCTGTTTCTCGGCTTCTAGCCGCTCGAAGCGTTCAACGATTTGACGCAGTTCTTCGGCGGTCACGCGGTAGCTTTCTTCGGTCATGGTTGGTGCCTTTCAGTTGGGTGTCGTGAATGTGTTGTCGATGATGAGGCGGCGAACATAAGACAAGTCGCGCCCGCTCTTAGCCGTGACCACATGCAGGATATGCTCATGGTCAGCCCCTTGCGGCGTTTTGTTTGCGGCGGCCTCGATGCGTTCAAACTCAGCGATGATCTGTTCGTCTGTCATGGTCACCATCCTACTGCCATAAAGCGGCGATGAATTGCCCGCGTCCGCTCAACATCTTGGACGCAGTAATCCGCAATCTTTTGATGTTCGCCATTGGCCCAAGCCTCGGCCACCATTGAGCCATCAAAGTCGCCTTTGCCCTCAAGGCCAAGCGCATCGCATAGGTTATCCATGCTAATCGTGCTTTTCTGGCCAGCCCATGCAGTCATCGTATCAAAGATGCGGTCGGACCAAGGTTTCGGGTCACGCGGGATAGAGCGGGGAATTGGAATGCCAAGAACAACGGCTCGGCAAAGAATGAACCGCAAGTCAAAGCCGCCGACGTAGTGGCCAACAAATGTCGTGCTGTGATACTGATCAATGTCATCGAAGAAGTCGCGCAAAAGATCGGCTTCGTCCTCAATGCTCGCCGCATGTGACAGTTCCACTCGGCCATTGTCCTTGGCCCATGCTATTGTGCAGATATGGCCATGCGCGGGATCAAAGCTGGTCTTTGCCATCATTTCGCGCGCTTTTGTTTCGGCATTTTCGACCATCCAAGCGTCAATGCTCTCCTGTTTCTTGATATTGCCCGGTGGCGTCACCTCGGCCTTGAACCGCTCCAGCAGTTCCGGCGATTGCGATGGAATGGTTTCTATATCAAGGTAGGTGTAGCTGGTGTCGTTGGTCATGGTTCTCTCCTTATCCAAACGGGATTTCATCATCGATTTCTGTTTTCGCGGATGGCGGCGCAGTTTCCAGTTCAGCTTTGCGCGCATCCTTGGCCCGCTCTACGTCCTGCATGGCGCGGACAGGCGCAGGGAGGTCCATCCAGATTGCCTTGAGGGCGTCGAGGCTGTCGGCGTTGAACAGGCTGGCCTTAGCCGCATCTACGGCCTCACGGGGTGGGCCTGCTGGTTTCTTCGGCTCAGGCTTGGGCGGGCTTTTGGCAGCTTGATTGCCGTCATCATCTTCTGGGGCAATGCCAGACAGGCTTTCGAGGCCAATGCGTTTGGCATATGTCGTGGCGCTTTTCATGCCCTGCATGTTTTGCTTATCCACGATTAGCGGAATGTCGCAGTTTACTTTAGTTTCGGATGAAGCATGAACGAACTCCGTCCGCATGACTGAGAGATTCTCGCCTGTCATATAATGCAGAACCGCAACGCCCTGACGGGACAGGGTTGGGATTACCACATTAGCGACATCTGCTAGATCCGCGTATTTGCTCCTAAACGCTGGATTTGTGCTGCCCTTGGTCACTTGCCCGAACTCTTGTTGTGCTGCCATAAGAGCGGCGTATATATTCTTATGTTCTGTCATTCTTCTCTCCAAGATTGGCCAGTTATTGTGTGCTTGCAATCTTGCGGATTTCTGCAATAGTGTCAACGCAAATAATCAGAAGGTGCAATAACAATGGATACCGAAGAGCTGCGGGAGGCGCTTCAAGATCGCGTCATTCGGCGCGTCGCCAAGGCCTGCGACATCAACTACTGGACCCTGCTTCGCTTCGCCAATGGTGAGCGAACACCTCGGGCGCATACGCTCGACAAGCTGCGTCAATACATCAAAGGAGAGACGAAATGAGCCTGAACCAGTGCAATTTTATCGGCAACCTCGGGGCCGATCCTGAAACTCGGAGTTTCCAAAATGGGAACAAGGTCACGAACCTTCGGCTGGCTGTTTCCGAGAAGTGGAAGGATCGCGACAGCGGTGAGCGCAAGGAAAAGACGGAATGGGTTTCCGTAGCCGTATTCGGCCCGCTTGCGGATATTGCCGAGAACTATCTCCGCAAGGGTTCCAAGGTTTACGTCAGCGGCAAGTTCACGACCCGCAAATGGCAAGATAAGTCGGGCCAGGACCGATACAGCACCGAGATAGTGCTACAGGGTCCGCAGGCCGTGTTGCAGATGCTCGACAGCCGCCGCGATGATGGCATGGCGCGTGAGCCTGATCTTGGACAAGACCAACGGACGCCAGAAGGCTATCCGGTAGATGATGAGATTCCATTTTAGGAGGGAAGAGCATGATTGAAAGCCTAACAAAGCTATTCGCAAAAGGCTGGATGAGAACCTTCACGCTGCGCTATTATTCGGCTGATGTTGAGGCATCTTGGACATTTGACGATGAAGGCTTGGTCAATCCCTCATTGCAAATCGTTTACAATAGAAGCCTTCGGATAAACGATGAAATTCACGATGAAAACTTCTGGCTTTATCTATCGCCACAAGATGCCGCCGCCGTTGGCTCAGTTTTGACCGCGTGGGCAGAAAGCTACGGGGAAAAGCTATGACATGGCAGGGCCTTGTAAGATATGCGGCGCGCCTGGTTCCTTCGGGTTCCAGCCGCCCGGAACCAGATCGCAGCGCAAAGAAAGATGGATCGCTTGGGCCTGCGCCGAGCATCGAGCCGAAGTTGAGGCTCAATGGCTCGCTCACACCAGACCTGACCGCGCGCGCCCATCGCCTGCACAACAGGAAGGCCGAAGCAGCGAGGCGGTATCTCAAGACACACGAGATACTGGCCAAGGGGAACTGTTTTGATGCCTAAACGGCACGACCGCGAAAGCCCCATTCAGATCGCAATCGTGCAATATCTTCGCGCCGTTCTACCGCTGGAAAGCATCGTCCATCATGCCAGAGGCGAGATTAACAAGCGGGGCAGATCGGTGATGATTGAACTGGCCAAGGCCAAGCGTAAAGGAGCGATGGCCGGGTTTCCTGATCTAGTCGTTCTAGCCCCAGACGGGCCGATGTTCTTTGAGGTCAAGGCCGAAGGGAATTACGCCTCACCGGCCCAGAAGGACATGCACGAGCGCATGAGGGCTATGGGCTATCGTGTGGCCGTGGTCCGGTCAGTTGATGATGTGCGGGAATGGTTGGGGGAATGGGGTGTTGAGAGCCGCGACACGGGGCCGTGACGACAGACAAGAACGGACAGCTAAGGACGTGGCCGGACATACGTTATAAAAAAAATTGACAAAACGCATCGCGCAAGTTGACATTTGCGCGGTGTTTCTGTTTTATGAGCCTGCAACAAATCCATAGAGGAGAGAACCATGGAAATGAAAAAAATGAAGGTGACGCCGGTTCAGGCGCAACAGTGGCTTGATACCGCGAATATTGGGAACAGAACCCAGTCGCACTCAAACGTCGCAAAGTTCGCGGCAGACATGCGTCGTGGCGACTGGCGAAATACACACCAAAACGCAATTGCATTTTACGATGACGGGACGCTTGCAGATGGTCAGCACCGTCTCGCGGCAATTGTTCAATCTGGCGTTCCGATTGAAATGTTTGTTGCTTATGGCCTGTCTCGCAAGGATGGCAGTGTTATTGACCAAGGACGCCCGCGCAGCGCAGCCGATGCCCTGAAAATTGGCGGCCTTGTTTCTATGGACAAATATCACACACAAGCCGTTGCCATTGTGAAAATGGTTTTGTGGGCAGAGCATAAGGTGTCGTCAATGAGCGTGTCTCAGGCAGCAGATGCCATTCACGCGATGCGAGAGGGAATTGACTTTGCCTGCCACAAGACGGCTGCGATGAAGGGACCTGGCTTAAGAACTGCCCCCGTTTTCGCGGCCATTGCGGTTGCGTTCTATCATGTAGACACTGACAAGCTAGAACGGTTTTGCCGTGTTTTGTGTTCTGGGATGCCAGAAGTCAAAGAAGATGAAATGCTCATTCGTCTTCGCAATTGGTTGCTGGTTTCATCTGGTTCTGGCGGCGGGAATGTGAGGATCGAGCGGTATCAGACTGTGATGAAAATCATTGATGCTTATGACAAGGGTCTGAATATATCGCGCATCGTCAAAGCAACCCAAAACACATTTAAAACTGGTATTTTTGACGATTGACAGGTTCTCTTTGCCCAAAGCAACAAGCCCCAGCGCGAGGCCGGGGCTTGATTTTCCGCAGGTTAGGCGGTAAGAACGTAGCACGACAAATGCTAAGGATTGTCTAGCACGGGTGGTTCCCTGTGGCAAGCCTTGGCCCTGACAATGAAGGGCAAATATGAACGGGCTTCCGTATTACAAAGCTTATCCGCGCGACTTCGTAGAAGGCACCATCGGAATGCCTTTTGAAGTCAAGTGCGCCTATCGCGTAGTGATAGACTTGATCTACATGCAGGGCGGTCATCTTCCAGACGATGATAGATATATATCTGGCCATCTTGGATGCAGTATTCGCAAGTGGAAAAGCATAAGATCAGACCTGATTGAAAGTGGCAAAATCGTGGTTTCAGGCGAGTTTCTGACGAATAAACGGGCAGATAAAGAGCTTGAAACTCTCGCGAAACTTCAAGAAAAACAGCGTGAAAACAGGTCGAGACCTAATAAAAACAAAGACTTACAATCACCACGGTCCGACCATACAGAACCAGAACCAGATATAAAAGAAGATACTAAAGTATCTTCCCAAAAAACACGCGGCTCTCGGCTGTCGGATGATTGGGTTTTGCCAAGGGAATGGGGCGAGTGGGCGCTGGCAGAAGGATGGCCAGAACAGGTGATCCGTGATCAGGCAGATAGGTTCAGGGACTACTGGATTTCTAAGACAGGCCAAACGGCAACAAAACGAGATTGGTCTGCCACTTGGCGCAACTGGATGCGCAACAGCAAATCTCCGAAAGTTTTTAAAGGAGGTCAAGATGACCAAGCAACTCGCAGTAATGACCGGCTTCAACGCATTATCTCCGCAGCAGCAGGAGGCACATCGGGAAAAGATTGGGGTTAGGGCGCAAGCCATTCTTGGCCAGTTCTGGCGCGATGACGCAACGCCGGATGCGGTCCAGGCTCTTGAATTGGAGGGCTGGATGGACGTGCTGGAGAATTGCTCTCACAGCGAAATTCGCAAGGCTTGGGCAACCTACCAGCGGACAGGGCCGAGAACGCAGAGCGGGAAATTGTATAAGCCCGACGCTGGCGCGCTCTACCGGATCATTCATGCAGCGCGACCCAAGCCGCGCGTCGTTTCTCAGCAAGAGCAGGAATGGACAGAACCCCGCGTGACCGCAGAAGCTGCTCAAGACATTCTCAAGTCGGTTGGGTTCAAGGTAAACAAATTCGGAGGGGTGGGCGAATGATTGAAACATGGGCGCAGATCAAGCGCCGTCAGGAGGCAGAGCGGCTGGCCATACTAGACGTGCTGGCCTCTGCTGGCCTGACCCAATCAGAAGCCGCCACAATCCTTGATATGAAACGCACAGCCTTAAATAACGTGATCAGCCGGTCGGGAATGAATTGGCCCTACTCAAAGCAAGGCATGAAGTCACGACAGCATGATGAGGTTCGTCAGATCGCGGAAGCTGCAATCAACAAATGGAGAGAAAATGGCCTATAACGACACAACCGGTCACCGTCGCCTCTGGGCTGCGGTCTTGTATGAAAACCTGCGATGCGCTGCTGGCAATGTGAGCGCACTTAATGGTGGTAGAAACCCGCACTTGGATGTGGGCCGCGCCACTTCTTGGCTTGGAACTCAAGACTTCCATATGGTTTGCGATCTGGCTGGCATAGATGCAGGATCGGCTGTCAACGCAATCAAGGCAGGCAAATTTGACAAGAACGTATTGGCAAGACAGTGCCGACTATCAATTCACGCCCGAGAGCGAATTTGATTGACACATTACATAACGGCGGCGTAACAAAAAGAGGCGGCGATGCTTGCAACATCCCGCCCCACGACCAGGCTCAAAATCTGAAAGGAACAGCCCGATGACCAAATCCCTACCGCACATCGATCTCTTCATCAAGACGCTGGGTATGCACCCGGTATTTCAGACGGCATGGAAGCCCTCCGATCTGGCCAAGGAGGTGCCGTTCTGATGGGCCTCGCAGAATACAGACAGCATATTGCCAGCAAACAACAAGCGGCAATTATGAATGGTTTTCAGCCTCAGAGCCTCAACGATCACATGAAGCACCACCAGAGAGTGGCTGTTGACTTCGCACTTGAGAGAGGTAGTGCCGCGTTGTTTCTTGATACCGGCCTTGGCAAGTCTCTTTCAGAATTGGAATGGGCGCGGCAAGTGTCCGACGAAACCGGAAAGCCGTCACTGATCCTGACGCCTCTGGCAGTGGCTGGTCAGATGATCCGCGAAGGACAGAAGTTTGGCATTGATGCGAGGCAGATTAAAGAACAGGCTGATGTCGGTGCCGGTATTATGGTGGCGAATTATGAGCGATTGCCTAAACTTGATCCAGATGCCTTCGGTGGCATCGTCCTTGATGAAAGCAGCATTCTGAAATCATTTGCAGGCCAGACACGCAATCGTCTAATGGATGCTTTCGGCAACCATCGTTTCAAACTGGCCGCAACCGCGACACCATCGCCAAACGATCACATGGAACTCGGCAACCATGCAGAATTTCTAGGTATCATGCGCCAGCAGGAAATGCTTTCTCAGTGGTTCATCAATGATACCAGCACCGCCTCGCAAGAATGGCGGCTCAAAGGCCATGCTGTCGAGGATTTCTGGCAATGGGTATCATCATGGTCAAGATGCGCAACTCTGCCATCGGATCTTGGTGGCAATGATGATGGATATATCTTGCCTGATATTGATCGGCGTATCCATATTGTGGAGGCGGATCGTCAGCAGAATATTGACGATGGCATGTTGTTCCGCATCCCGGAAATGTCCGCAACCAGCTTTCACAAGGAAAAGCGTCTGACACTCAAGGAGAGATGCGAGAAAGCCGCCGAACTTGCGGATCATGATCAACCAGTGACGATCTGGTGTGAAACCAACGAAGAAAGCGAAATGCTCGGAAAGATCGTCAAGGATGCTGTTGAGGTTCGTGGAGATCAGTCACCAGAAGAAAAGGAGCGCCGCCTACTTGGGTTTGCAGATGGAGACTTCCGCGCGATTGTAACCAAGCCAAAGCTGGCAGGTTTCGGCGTCAATTGGCAGCATTGCTCACACGCTGTCTTCGCATCAATAAGCTTCAGCTATGAGCAACATTATCAGGCCGTGAGAAGATCGCATCGTTTTGGGCAGACAAAGCGCGTCAAAAACGATATCGTTGTGGCCGATACTGAAGACACAATCTGGCAGACCATCAACATCAAGGGCAAGAAACACGACGAAATGAAAACACGCATGGCCGAGGCCATGAAGAAAGCACAAATCACAGGCAAAGTCAGAACAGCATACAATCGACCACTCGATCTGGCCTTCCCTGAATGGATAAAAGAGGAGAGATAACATGAAACAGCCAGAATACTCAGGAACAGGATGGGCGATCCATAATAGTGATTGCATCGAAGGCATGTATGCCATGCCTCAAAACAGCATTGATTGCGCGATCTTTTCACCGCCATTCGGTGATCTGTTCGTTTACTCGGACAGCGAACGTGATCTCGGAAATGCTGGAGAAGGTCAATCGTTCATGGACCAATACAAGTTCTTTGCCGAAGCCCTGACCCGCGTCCTTCGCCCAGGCCGCATTGCCTGCGTTCATTGCACAGACCTTCCGATGCGTAAAGGCAAGCACGGCGCTATCGGCTTGCAAGACTTCTCTGGCGATCTGGTCAAAGCACATACAGATGCCGGTCTGATCTATCATGGCCGCGCGACGATCTGGAAAGACCCAGTAGTAGAAATGCAGCGCACCAAGGCCGTTGGCCTGCTGTATAAGCAAATCCGCAAAGACAGCGCCATGAACCGCGTAGGAATGCCAGACTACATGCTATTCTTTCGCAAAGACGCGCCGAACGAAAAGCCGATCAGTCATGCCGCGCCAGAAGATGAAAAGATGGCACTCAAGATCGCTCGCGAATGGCTGGAGGATTTGCGCCGTCATGGCATGTGCGCAGAAGTGCCCGACGACAAGGCTCTAGCTGTCTTGATGCAAGATGCGCAGTTTGATGTTTATGAATGGCAGAAACTGGCAAGCCCGGTCTGGATGGATATTCAGCAAGGCAACGTCCTGCGCCGCGTCAAAGCCGTGAATGACGAAAAGCATGTATGCCCGCTACAGCTTGACGTCATAGCCCGATGCCTGCGCCTCTACACACGCCCTGGCGATGTAGTCATGGACCCATTCAACGGCATAGGCTCTACGGGATATGAGGCGATCAAGATGAGCCGTCGCTATCTTGGATTTGAACTCAAGCCGGAATACGCGGAACAAGCCAATGCAAATCTTCAAGAGGCCGAACGCATTTGCGGAGACTTGTTCGCAGCATGATTGTCAATGATGATAACGCAAATATCTTCGCCGGGAATGCGAATTATCATCGTCAATTTCCCGCCGCCAGAAACCAAGACACATAAGGCGGCGGGAACCAATAAGTGGTGAATATGAAATGAAACCCACATCCATCACCCCAGCCCAAGCCAAGGCACTCGAAGACAAGATGATCCGAGAGATGCCAAAGCCGCCGAAAAAAGAAGAACTGCGCATCGGCGATCTGCAACCATATCTTGACCTGATGGCAGATGGCCGAGAACGCACCGTCAGCGATGTAGCCCTGCGGCTCAAACAGCTAGAACGTGTCGCCACCTACAATCTCAACCAACTAGTCAACGCAGGCTTTCTAGTCCAAACCAAAGTCGGCGGGATCGTCGTTTGGAAGATGAAACCATGACCCTCGCCTACCTCGCCAGCCCATACAGCCACCCAGAACCCGCCGTAGAGGCCATGCGCGCCCTCGTGGCAGGCGATGCCGCAGCTTGGCTATCCAACCAAGGCTATCACCCATTCAGCCCCATAGCCCATTGGCACAGACCAGCCAAACGCAACAAGCTACCATCCAACGCAAACCACTGGATAACCTACAACCGCGCATGGCTCCAAAGAGCCGAAATCCTCATCGTCTTGAAAATGCCCGGATGGAAAGATAGCATCGGCATCGCATATGAAATCAAATGGGCCAAGGAATTCGGCCTGCCCATCAAATACATCGAAACCGGAAATCCATTCAAATGGTCGGAGAAATGACATAATGCGGGGCCGTTCTTACATCGGTATCACCAGCCGCCGACCAGAGCCTACATGCGCAACAGCGTCAACCGCGTGGCCCCTTTTGCATTGTGGGCGCGGAATGTGGGACGGCTGGGCCAAATGTGCTATGATAATCGCAAAGCACAACGAGGGACAGTGAGCCATGCCTGCCGGTAGGCCGTCAGATTACACGCCAAAGATCGTCAAAGCCGCTTGGAAATACGTCAACGGCGGATGGATTGAAGCAGGCGACAAAGTGCCTTCTGTGGCCGGATTGGCATGTGAAATCGGCATACATCGAGAGACATGCTACGATTGGGCAAGGGACGAAGAGAAAGAATTTTCCGACATCCTTAATGCAATTGCCAAAAAACAAGAGCGAGAATTGGTCAATAATGGCCTAGATGGCACGTTCAATCCGCCAATCACAAAGATGATGTTATCCAAGCATGGATACTCCGACAGGGTGGAGAACGATCACACATCCAGCGATGGCAGCATGTCACCGCCCAAAACCGTTGTGTTGCGCGGCGTAAAGCCCGATGACGCAAACGGTGATTGATCTGCCAGACAAGGTTCTGGATATATTCGAACCAGCCCGAGGAACAGCGCAATATCGCGCTCTCTACGGCGGACGCGGATCGGGCAAAAGCCAATCAGCCGCAATGATGGCCGCATACTGGGGCTTCTGTGAGCCTCTGCGCATCCTCTGCACTCGCGAACTGCAAGTCAGCATCAAGGACAGCTTCCACCGCGAACTGAAGGACGCCATTGAGCGCACGCCCTGGCTGGCGGCTCACTATGACGTGGGTGTGGATTATCTGCGCGGAAAGAACGGCACCGAGTTCATCTTTCGGGGGCTGCGGCATAACACATCCAGCATCAAGTCGCTGGCCGGAATTGACCTGACCATCGTCGAAGAGGCCGAGGATGTTCCCGAGGATAGCTGGCTTGCCTTGGAGGCGACCGTCTTCCGGCAGGACAAATCGGAACTCTGGGCAATCTGGAATCCGCGCTCCGAAGGCTCGCCCGTCGATAAGCGTTTCCGCAAAAACCCGCCTGCCGATGCCCTGATTGCCGAGGTCAATTGGAAGCACAACCCGTTCTTTCCTGCTGGCCTCAACAAGCTGCGCCAACGCGAGCAGCAGCGTCTTGATCCCGCGACCTATTCCCATGTCTGGGAAGGGGCCTATCTCGAAAACAGCGATGCCCAAGTCTTCAGCGGCAAGTTCCAGATCGCCGACTTTGAGCCAGATCGGCTATGGGATGGGCCTTACTTCGGCATGGATTTCGGCTTTGCCCAAGACCCGACCGCAGCCGTCGAATGCTACATCCACAACGAACGGCTCTACATCCGCAGAGAGGCAGGCAGGATCGGGCTGGAACTTGATGACACGCCCGCATTCATACAGGACCGAATGCCGCTTCTGCCGCTTCACACCGTCCGAGCAGACAGTGCGAGGCCGGAAAGCATATCGTATCTACAGCGTCACGGCATCCCATCTATCACTGGTGTCAAAAAATGGTCAGGCAGTGTCGAGGATGGCGTAGCCTTTATTAAGTCGCTTGACCGTGTTATCATCCACCCGGATTGCCCGGAAACCGCCCGCGAGTTCCGGCTTTATGCGTATAAGCAGGACCGACTGTCTGGGGACATCATGCCGAAGATCGTGGATGCAAACAATCACTACATCGACGCCCTGCGCTATGCCCTACAGCCTATGGTCGGCGGCACAAGCGAACAAATATTCGGAGTGCTTTGAATGGCATGGCCTTTCCCAAAACGTAACAAGATCGAAGCCAAAGAGCATCCGGCAGGCGCGGCATTCCTGATCGGCGATACGGTCAACTACTCCAAAGCCAACGACCGCCGCAGCTACATCCGAGAAGGCTATCAGCACAACGTCATCGTCTATCGGGCGATCCGCGAGATCGTCGAAGCCTGCAAGTCAATCAAGCTGGAACTGTATCAAGGCGATAATCTGATCGAGCAGCACCCGGCGCTTGATCTGCTGAACCGCCCCAATCCGTGGCAAGCCTACGACGCTTGGCTGTCCGAGATGATGGTCAACCGCCTGCTATTCGGGGAGACGTTCTGTGTCGGCACTCCAGAAGGCCAGTTTGCCGAGATGTGGCCGCTCAATCCGATTGATATGGAAGTGAAGCCCGGCCCGCATGGACTGCCGAAGGCCTACTGCCATAAGCGCGGTAAGTCGGAGACGTATTTCAACGTCGATCCGCTGACCGGCGAAAGCCAGGTGTTCTACCTCAAGACCTACAATCCCGATAACTACTGGCGCGGTCAATCGCCCCTCATGGCCTCTGCATTGGCCGCTGACACGCACAACGCCGGATCGACGTGGAACTACAGCCTGTTGAAGAACAGCGCCCGCCCGAGCGGATTGGTGCGGTTCAAAGGCGGCTATCCCGGCGGCGAAGCTATCCAGCGGATGCGTGAGTATTTCAAGGCCGCGCTGTCAGGCGAACGCAATGCCGGTGAAATCCCAATGCTGGCCGACGATGCCGAGTTCGTTGAACTATCCAAGTCGCCGATGGACATGGACTTCCTCAACACGATGAAGGAAACAGCCAAGTATGTGGCCAGCGCATTCGGCGTGCCGCTGCCGCTGATCGACAATGACGCATCCACCTTCAACAATCTGGAACAGGCCAAGGAGCGGCTTTATACGGACACCGTGATCCCGCTTATGCAGGAATTCATCGGCGGCATATCGGCTTGGCTTCTGCCCCGCTATGGCGAAGGGCTGGAGTTGCGGCTTGATCTGGACAGCATCTCGGCGCTGGAAGGCAACCGCCAGCGCATGTTTGATAGGGCCATCCTGGCATTCGAAAAGGGCGTTCTGACGCGCGAGGAAAGCCGCGTCATGATGGGCTTCCCGGAGCAAGGCGAGGGCGAATACACGCCTCTTCTTTCGGCGGCACCAATCGAGCAGAAATCAGAAGGCCATTCACCCACCGCAGGCATGAAAGACGAAGCCCGCAAGGGCCTTGAATGGCGTAAGGAGTTCAATCGCGGCGGCACTGAGGTCGGCGTTGCCCGAGCGCGTGACATCATCAACGGCAAAAACCTTTCAGATGATACGGTCAAGCGGATGCACAGCTTCTTCAGCCGCCATGAAGTAGACAAGGATGCCGAGGGCTTTCGACCGGGCGAGGATGGCTACCCCAGCGCAGGCCGTATCGCATGGGCGCTCTGGGGCGGTGATGCTGGCCAATCATGGGCGCGGGACAAGGTGCGCAGCATGGAAGGCAATGGCAAGCTGACAGCCGCTGAACTCCTGCATAAGATCGCCTATGGCTGACCTCGATGAAATGGAAGATGCCACGCGCCCGCTGATCGAGCGGACGCTGACGCGCATCATGCGTCAGATCGTGGATCGCTACGAGGCCGAAGACATCGCAGCCCTGCCGCCAGATGGGCGTGAACAAATTGAGGATATGCTGCGCGAAACCTACGCCACCGCCATGCGCATGGGTGGCCAGCCGATGATTGAGGGCATGAAGGACTGCTTTCCGCACCTGCAAACAAAGCAGGAAGAGGATAGCCTTTTCCAGCAATTCATCGAAGAGTTCATCGACCAATTCGGCGCGCAGAAGGTTCAGCAAATCCTTGAGACGACACGACGCCAGATCATGGAAGTGATCCGCGAGGGACAGCGCGAGGGATTGGGCATTGAAGCTATTGCCAAGGCTCTGCGTGAGGCAGTGCCTGAGTTCAGCCGATATAGATCGCGCGTCATCGCCCGCACCGAGACGCACGCATCCAGCCAATATGCCCAGGTGCGCACCGCCATGACATCAACGCGTCCACTGGTGAAGATGTGGAACAGCGTCGAGGATACGCGAACCAGAACAATCCTTGACGATGATACCTATGACCATGCCGTGATGGATGGCGAGCGGGTAGCGATGGAACAGCCATTCATGGTGCCGACGATCTTCGGCACGCGTGAGCCGCTGATGTATCCTGGCGATCCGAATGGCACGGCAGGCAATGTCATCAACTGCCGTTGCAGCGTTACATTTCGCCGGGCTGATAGGGATTAGAAGGCCCCTACTTTTCAAGTTTGCAATTTGCTGCTATATTATTTGCAAAGGCCGCTGTGAAGCGTCCGAGGCCCATGGATGGAGTGTTCTATGCCGACACCGCGAGCAGGTGAAAACCGTGCTGACTGGATCAAGCGTTGCATGGGCGATGCTGAACAGGCCCGTGACTTCCCGGAAATGGATCAACGCTTTGCCGTCTGCGCATCCAAGTGGACGCAGAAGGACG